ATGCGCATAGATAAATTACGTTTACAGTACAGATCGCTGGTAGACGAGTTCATTCGTCAAGCGAGAGCAGCAGGAGGTACTGTTCATGCTGCTTCAACCAACCTTGCGCCCGTAAAAGATGACGTTGATCTTACGGAGGTCATAGGTTTTTTTTATTTGAAAGAGTGGCCCTATAGTTCTGGTTCAAGAAAAGCTTCTAAGAAACTTGATATATTGATTAGGTCGACAGAAGTGTACGAAAAGGACACGATGCGCCTTGTTAAGTCCACTGTTCAGATCATGTATTTCAATGCGCACACGGAAGAAGCTGTCCCTGCTTTAGGTTTGCACTATGATTACGAATATAAAATTGGCGCTGCTCATCCCATTTTTCATGCGCAGCTAGGTTCTTCAAGATTTTCATTGGAAGAACTAGCTATGGTCAAGTTTGAACGCGTAATACAGGAATGGAAGGATTTGGTGAGAGTAAGAATACCTACGGTACATGTGGGTTTTCCTGCTGCCATTTTATCGTTGTTCGCGGATCACTTGCCTCATGATAAATTTAATACATTTTTATCTTTCGCGAAAACTCAGCATCTATTTAATGATGCGAAAGCACGCATTGATTGTAGATCGGCCCCGTTAAGCCAGCTTGATGCTGCATATTTTCAAGCACATAGACTGTATTCTTAAAGTCATCTGGTAAATCGGGATGATTTTCTCGCGTGTGGATTTGACGCGCTGAATTACAGAGTGAGGGGCTAGTTTTTTAGAATGCTCCTCACTCACTCACTCACTCACTTACGCAAATCGTCCCATGAGCTGATTTTGTTCCTTCGCTGCTTTCTCTCGCTGCCGATCAATGTAGTCAGCCAAATCTTTCAAATGGATGCCGAGAGCCGCTTTTTGGCTGTCAGCCCCCAGGCGAACTACCGGAATGTCAATTTCGCCGTCTAGCCTTTTACGCTTGAATTTTTCGACTGTTAAGTGCATGTAATCGGAACATACTCTGTCTAAGGGAATAACGGCTCGCCCTTCATACTGGGCCATCAGCAAAAATAGAGTGTTCATGGATTCACCTGTTGGAATTCAACCACCCAAACCCAAGGATTAGCGTGCCAGTTCTCATGCCCGTTGAGCGATACCCATAGGATCGAGAACAGTTCCTTTTCCGAGTAACCAATGCCATCTGGGTCCAGATGGTCGCGGCAGCTCAATACGCCCTCGGCAATGGCTTGTTCCGGCGTAATGTCTTGCAGCAGTTCGATGCGTACATCTGTTATTTCCAACAGAATCCGGGACGCCCAGCGCGGCATGTGGATGCTGGGTCGCCATTTAAAACCGTAGGAGTCGCCAACTACATCTATCCGGTAGATGCAGTGTCTCGGTTTGCGAAGGGCTGCTGGAACGTCGCAGATTTTCTTGCCTGTTCTCACCCATGCCGAGTAACTAAAGGTGTGGTTGCTCCAGGACTCATGTCCGGCGTCCGGGCAGGGTATCCATGCCTCGCGTACCCAAAGCCGGTCACCTGGCTGGCCGTAAGGGCAATCAGCCGTGTGTACACCTTCCGTTTGCGCTCCACGTCCTTCGGCAAGCTCCGTGTGTGGAGTACGGGGAGGCTTTTCCACCAGCCGGCGCGTCACTGTCTTATGGCCTGCCAGTAATGCGTGCGTCATCGGCCCGTTGAATATTATGGGGCGCTCTTTAGCCATCGCTTTTTTGGGTGTTACCATGTTGCTGGGCCTGATCTGAACCCGTCTGGTTGGAATTGTGCTGAGCATCGCGTTATAGGCGAATGTCAATTCCCTAGGGTCGGCATCACGCTGATGAAGCATCATCGCAAAGTTGGCGATGTCCTCAAAGTTGCCTGGGTTTCCCTTAGGAATATGCCCAACCAACATCTCTGCCAGCGTCCTATCCTGCACCTTAGTTTCACTCCAACCACGAAGACCTTTAGCGCGAGCTTCAGCCAGCTTTGTTTTCATGGCTGCAGCGAAGTTGTCGACCGCCAAATTATCGGGGTGTTGGTGGACTTGGCCAGGAAAGATACGTGCGCAAAAGGCATCCAAGTCTGCAAGATACTTAGTTGCACTTGGTGTGCCGGCATTTTCGATCAGCCCTCGTGATTTGTCGAGCAGTGCCACGCTGTCGTTCAACACTGTCAGGGTTTCGGTCAGCTGTCTGCGCGCTCTGTCACGCGCTCCTGTGCGGCTCATGCCGCTTTCCCCACATTGGCTTGGCTCTCAGCCGATCTACTACCACCGCGAACCTGGCCAAGGATTCGCAGCACGATAGCGTTCAGATGCTCAAGTTGGGTTGTTGCTCGCGTTCTCCATGGCTCTGTGCCCTTTATGTGCACCCACGTTTTATGGGCCAGCCCCAGCGTAATGGCTGTGTCTGACATAACCTGGAGATCGGCTTTGGTCAGCGAGCCAGTCCCGCCCGTGGCCAACTGCTCCTCAAGATGCCTGATAGCGAGATCCTTGATTTCAATGGTGAGCAGAAGTGTCTCGCGGTCGCGTGCGAGCATTGCGATGTCTGCATTTAATGCATCAAGCCGTGCGCTGCTGTCGGCGATACCTGCGGATTTTCCTGCCCAGTACGACCTGCGTAAGGCCCGCTTGATTGCTCTCTCTATGAAAAGGGTGAGCAGCAGAAAACAGACGGCCAAGCCGGTCAGAAGGATGATGTGCTGTGCTTGCATGTGCTGTGTCCTTGGAAAGAGCCCGTCGTCGGATCGGTGGTGAGAGGACGGCGGCGGGCTGATACGGGAGTGTTATGCCAGCGTGAAGCTGCCGATGGTCAGATCAGTTGCGCTGCCGACTGCCTGGGCTACCACTTGTTTGAATTCTTGGGCGAGGTCTTCGCGCAGCTGCGCCTCACCGATCCAGCGCAGGCGCAGCACTGGCTGATCGCCTCCAGTAAGCACGGCAACGCGCAACTGAATGGTCTGAGCCTGCAAGCCTTCATAGGGGATAACGCTGAACAGCAGCTCAGCGGGGAGCCCGTCTGCCGATTTAGCTTCGATCTGATCCATTGCCGAACGGGATGCGCTCATGTCACCGACGATGTGTTCGCTTTTGCGGGCCTGCTCGATGGTGATGGAGCGAATTGCACCAGCAGCTCGGCGCAGATCGATATCGACACCTTCCGGGTTCAGCGCCTTCAGGTTGGGTGCCCAGTCCTCAATGAAGTCGCTCAGGTCTTTTTGAGTGTGCTTGGACCCTGCTGCGCGTTCGAGGGCGAGAAATGCAGCGGTTTTCTTTAGGGTGAGCTTGGCGCGAAAGTCCCCATGCCCAGGATTGTCCTGATTGCCGAGGTTAAAGAAGACGGTGCACATCATGCAGTCGCTATCAACGAACCCGGCAGTGTTGCCATCGGTCTGGGTCAGCACGTATTCGCTGAAGTCTTTCAACGATGACGTTTCCAGCAGGCCCCGGAAACGGCTACGTGATTGCTGGAATTTCTCCAGGCTAATAACGTTCACGGTTGCAGGGAGTGCGATTGAAGGTTCGAAGGTATCCAGTGCTTTGGCGTTGGCCAGTACTGCGGTGTCTTGGATCAGTTGAATTGCTTTGGCTTCCATGAATCATTTCCTGCTGTGGTGAGAGGTATGGAGCGGCGTTGAATTACGATCTGGCGGGCACGGGTGCGGCGTGGCGGTCAAACATCTGGTCTGCCGCAGGTGTCTCTGGAAACAGCGTCAGACGACCGCCTTCGCCTACATACATCGGCGTATCGAGGGTGGTGTCCTCGGTGCGGCTGCCGCGCTTGGTTGGCACTTTGTAGGCCAGCTTGTGGTTAACAGTGACCTGGTGACTGTCAGCTATCTGCTTGAGCGAAAACGTGAGCGTTACGGTGCCGACCTTTTTGTTGTCGACGACGCCTGCAGCTACCTCGGAGAGCGCATGGCCGATCTGGTTCGCGAAGACGCCTGCGTTGAGTTCGCCGATGAACTCGGCTGTGTCCGTGGGTTTCATTTCCTTTGCCTCTGTTTGTTGTCACTGGTAGGCAGTGACCACCTTTGAATCAGGCCGCTTTCAACTTGGCCTGTGCATCGAGATAGGCCGCTAGGTCGTGCAGGTACACCACTGGCTGGCCCTTATTCGATCCGCCCAGCCGAGTAACCTTGAGTTCGATACGGCCTGCGTTGATCTTGCGAAGCAGGTAGCGGTCACTCGATATGTGCGAGAAATACCGTTCCCGCACAGTGCCCAGGGTGGGGCAGGGCGTGGCGAACTCTTCCCGGAGCTGACTTAACGTCTCACTCACGCAGCGTCCTCCCCGTGCCCCTCCTTTTGGGGCACCAACTGAAGGCGAATCAGCTCCGCGAGACCCTCTTTCGATTTCCCGGTTGCAGCCGCGCAAAGCCGCCCCTCTGTGTCTGCAACCACTGCGCCATATGGGCGCTCTGGGCTGCGCGTGGGGGTCACATAGGCGACTTGACCCTCAAGCAGTACAGAGTCGACAGCCCGAAATACTTCCGCCAATTCGGCAGTAACAGGCGGCAAACCGTCCAGCATGCTGAGTGCCTCTGAGGTTGCGCCGATCAATGTCGAGCGACTTACGATGGTTGGGTGGTTCAGGTGCAAAGGAACCAGTTTCAGCGCGCATACGGCGTGAGTAATTGCGTTCAGAGTCATGCTGCGGCGTCCTTCTTCGTGTTGGTGATGCCAAGCTGGTCTGAAAGCCAGGTAACACCCGCCTCCTTGACCATCACCACTGCATAGTGGCTGTAGGCATGAATGTTCTTGTTCCAGCGGCTGCGCGAATCTACGTAGAGGTAGCCTTGTTCGCGGTGCTTGGATGCGAGCTCGCCTGCCTGGGTCAGCACGCCTAGTTCTCGCAATTTTGCTCGAAATGTCCGTGGCTTCATGCCCAGAATCGTTGCTGTAGCGTCGAGGGTTCTGTTCATGACGAGTGCCTCAGGCCACGGCCAGCAAACCGCGGGAGCGGATGGCGCGATACAGCTCGTCCAGTGCGCCATACAGCTCTTGAAGGCCGCTGTCGTTGGTTAGTACCAAGTCGTCCGGGTGGACTGACACACCGGCTTCGCTGATGTGGGGATTAACTTCGGCTGCGTCTGGTCGGTAGAGGTGAATAACCGTCCCGCCCCGTTTGCGGATGAAGTCAGCCTCGTTTTCGAAGCGGACATCGCTCACGACAAAGCCCGGCACGCCGTCGAACACCGCACTGAGGCAATCAAGGTTCTGTTCGGCGAGGTCGACCCACAAGTTGGCGCTGATCATGTGACGGCCCCACTCGGTGCCGAGAAGTTGCATCAACTGGCGAGGTGAACGGCCCAGCCAGTCGATGGGCTGTTCCTTTTTGTCGCCTTCGAAATCCTCGGGACTGAGGTTGAATATGGCCATGATGCCGTCGCGCAACGGGTCGGCGAATGCGTAGCACTCAAACCCGTGATCGTGGGCCAGGTGACTGGCTGCGGTTGTTTTGCCGGAGCGGGCAGGGCCGGTGAGGCCGATAAGGATCTGCTTCATGCCGCATCACCTCCCCATGGACCGAAGTCATCCACTGCCGGTACCGGTGCTGCTTTCGCGGCGCTGCTTTTAGGCTGGATGATCAACAGCAAACCGGTTTGGCGCTGGATGGTGGCGATGGATTCGCGGTTGGAGGCCGCTGCCGGGTGGAGATACACCGGGCAGCGGGTACTGCGCTGAGTGGTTTGCATGGCTCGTACTCTGTGGTGAGAGGGGTACGAGATAAAATTAGTACTACTGCTTATTTATGTCAACAGTAATACTTATAATTTTATGCAAAATTAGATTTCCTGCTGATTTTTCTTTTAGAGAAGGACCGAATACCAGAAGACTTTACCAATCACTCGGATGTGATCGCGCACGTAATCACCGTCATAGCGCTCGTCAGGATGTTCTTCGGCGTTGTAGCTTCGAAGGCGCAATCCTGATCCTGGAAGGCGGTACAAGACCTTCACGCGAAGCTGACCGTCGTGATCAATCGCGTACATTTTCCCGTCTTGGATTGCCGTGACAGCGGTATCAACCCCAACCGTGCTTCCATCTGGCAATACCGGTTCCATGCTGTTCCCGTGTACTGGAACGCAGCCTGCCGTGTTCGGATCGATACCCTTCTTCTGCAGAGTCCGTTTGCCGAAGCGCAGCATCCTCCCGTTTGTTTCAAGCATAACTTCGGAGCCTTTACCCGCTGAAAGTTCTACTTCTTTGAAAAAAGGCAGTTCAACCTCGTCCGGGTCGAGAGGGGTCTTGTCATCCCATTCTTCAATCGGGATCAACGCGTGAGCGGAGGTCGAAGGGGGGCCATCTAAGTCTCCCTCTTGAAGGTCCATAGAAAACGGTGCCCCAACCACCGGGTATTTGATGAACCTCGCAAGGCGTGGGCTCACCTGCTCGTAGCTGAAGCCTAAGACGTTTGAAAACTTGGATAAAGCGTTGAAATTCAGTGGGATTTTCCCATTGAGGTACTGACTCACAACGCTCTGTCCTGCCCAACCGCATAGATCAGCGATCCTTTCCTGTGTGAGTGATTTGTCCTCACGTTTTTTGGCCAAGTAGAAGTCTTTCAACCGCTTCGCCTCAGCGGCACGGATTTCGGGGGTAGGGTTAAGCAGGTCATAGGTCATGGCTGTCAATTTATAAGCAAGACTTATTCTTTCCAAACAGGCAGACTGATATTTATCTTGCGCTAATTTAGAAGTATCACTAATATTTTTGCGTAGACGCCCTTCGAGGACACTAGGATGCCGGATGAAATTGGAGTGATGCTTTGTGAATTTGCCAAGGGCAAGACGCAGCCCGAGCTGGCTGGCCTGCTCAGCGTGTCGCAAAGTGCCGTATCGCAAATGCTGAATTCTGATCGTGATATCAGGGTTCGAATCGGTTCTGACGGCAGTTGTCTTGCCTACGAGATCAGGCCCATAGGTAATAGAAAAAAACCTAAAGCGGCTTAAAGAAAAAGTCGCAGGGCCGGGGACCTCTCACCACAAGATTCCCCCGACCCAGCAACGGCAGTGCAAAACACTGCCAACTCCGCCGACCAGGTCCTCTCACCACAAGAATCGCCTGGTTGGCTAGAACGATGAACCGTGCCGCACAGCACGTTTAGCACAGCACATCGGTCGTGGTCGTAGGATAGGGCGTGCCCCTGACTATGGCTACACCGTAAACGGGGATTTTACGGTTATGAGTCGCACGGATCTTTTGCCTGACGCTGGTCAGGTGCTTTCGTTGCGCCAAGCGCTTTACCGCGCCGGACGCGACTACAAGGGCGGGGTCACCGCTCTTGCCCACGATATGGTGTTGGACAATGACACCCTCCAGAAAAAGCTGAAGCTTGATGAAGAGCGGCGCTGGCTCAATCCGGACGAACTTGAAGACATCGTCCGGCTGACTGGTAGCCCGCTTTTGCTTGATGCCTTGATGCGTCCCGCCGGTGCTGTTTGGTATCAGCCAGAGCCCGTCGCAGCCACCCAGGATGCGCTGAAGTCGGTTGGCAAGCTGTTGACCGAAACAGGCGAGTTCGTTTCAGGCATGCACAACGGCGCTGCCGATGGGGTATGGGAGTTGCACGAAGTCGCTCTATTGGAAAAACAGGGCAACGACATCATCCGTGCGGTACTGGGCATTATGGCCGGCGCTCGACTGGCGATGGAGGATCGTGCCAATGGCTGACGATATCGACCGCGCCACAGAGCAGGCGCAGTACCTACTGGATGTTGCTCTGTTTCGGCATCGCCGAATTCCGACAAGCATGGTCAGCGCGCAGTTTTGTGAAGACTGCGACGATACGATCCCAGAGCCACGCCGTGCTGCCATTGTTGGCTGCGAAACTTGCATTCACTGTCAGTCGCTGCGGGAGCAGCGTAGATGAGTGATCGTCCAACACCGCTTTCTGCTTGGGCACGCCGTTACTGCGAGACATTCAACTTTGCGCTAGTACCGATTCAACCGGGCGAAAAAGGCCCAAAGGGAAGGGGATGGAACCAGCCCGGCAAGTACATCGTTGATCCTGCCAAGGCCGAGGCGTTCTGGACGAAAAATCCCAACCATAACCTCGGCGTTGTGCTGGGGCCGAGTCGGGTGTGTTCGTTGGACGTCGACGATGTACAGTGGACGCGGTTCGTCCTGTACGAACTGTTGGGCGTTGATCTGGACGCGCTTGCACTGGCTTTCCCGACTGTCATTGGTAACCCTCTGCGGTTCCGGGTTCTGTTTCAGGTCCCGGAAGGGCTGGAACTGACGCGGCACTCCCTGTCTTGGCCCAATGAAAACGACCCGGATGGGTCAAAGCACAAGGCAATCATGCTGAAGGCAAACGCTTCTCGGGAGGCGGGCGATACGGCCAGAGAGGCCTTGTATCGAGCAGATGCCGAGCAGTACAAGCGGTTCACAGTGTTTGAATTGCGTGCAGGATTGGTGCAGGACGTACTGCCTCCCTCCATTCATCCAGGCACCGGCCAGCCATACACCTGGCGCACGCCGCCTGATGCTTCGGGACTTCCGGTTCTGATCAACGATCTGCTGAATGTCTGGAACAACTGGGACGTCTTCAAGCGGGGCGCGGAAGCTGCGTGCCCATGGCTGCCGAAGGACGCCAAGCCTACTGGCAAACAAAAGCCGAAACCGAAGCCAGCCCCTGCAGGTGGCAAGCGGCCGTCTGTCATCGACGAGTTCAACAACTGCCACGATGTCGAAGAGATCTTACGCAGCCACGGCTATACCAAGCGCGGGGGAAAATGGCTTTATCCGCAGAGTAGTACTGGACTCCCTGGGATCACCGTGGCGGAAGGCAAGGTGTATTCACATCATGCAGCTGATCCTCTGGCCAACGGTCACCAAAACGACGCGTTCGAAGTGTTCTGTCTACTGGAGCATGGCGGTGATCAGTCCAAGGCGGTGAAGGAAGCGGCGCGGATGCTTGGCATGCAGTCGACTCGACCCAGCGCAAGCGATATTCCCCCGGCCCCAACTGAGGGTAGCAGCACGCCAGATGCAGCAGCACCGGACGCGCCAAGCGAGGCGGCTCCTGCACCTGACGGGGGGGCGGGGGAGGAGCTGACTATCGAGCAGGTGCTGCGCCGTTTTGCGCTGGTCGAAGGCACAACGCATGTGTGGGATTTCGATAAATCTAGGGCGATGAAGAAGTCAGCCTTTGAAGCGCGTGTGGGCAAGCCCATTGCCAAGCTTTGGCTCGATGCCACGGACAAGAAGCTGATCGCTGACGATCAGGTGAAGGACATTGAGCAGGCCCGGAAAATGGCGGGCAAGAAGGGCGGTGCTCTCGGCATGCGCCCCACGGAACGTTACGTCTATATCGACGGCACCAAAGACGTTTGGGATCGAGAGAAGAAACGCCGGATTGCCGAGGGTGCCGTCAAGATGGCCTTGGGCGACACCTATGCGCTCTGGTTGAACAGCAGCGAGCGACGGGTGGTGGACGTCGAACACATTGTCTTCGACCCGACCATGACGAAAGACCCCAGCATTTACATCAACACCTTTGACGGCCTGCCATTGGAGCCGGTCAACGACGACGCGGCGTGCGCCAACCTGCGCTGGCTGATCTCATTCCTCTGCAACCATGATGAGGCTGCTGCACTGTGGCTGACTAGATGGCTTGCATATCCGTTGCAACACCTCGGGGCCAAGATGGACACGGCGGTGCTGATGCACTCCACCATGGAAGGCTCGGGCAAAAGCCTGTTGTTCGCCGACACCTTCGGCGCGCTTTACGGCCAGTACGCCGCGACGGTTGGGCAGACCCAGCTGGAGAGCAACTTCAACGCCTGGCAAAGCAGGAAGATGTGGGCCGTGTTCGAAGAGGTGGTCAGCCGCGATCAGCGTTACAACCAGGTCGGCAAGATCAAGCACCTGGTAACCGGCAAGACCGTACGCATGGAGTCGAAGTTCATCAACGGCTGGGAGGAGGCCAACCACATGAACGCGGTGTTCCTCAGCAACGAGATCCTGCCGTGGCCGATCAGCGACAGTGACCGGCGAATGTTGGTCATGTGGCCGATGGAGACCTTGCCGATCGCCCGACAGAAAGCCATCGGTCGCGAGCTGGAGAATGGTGGTGTCGCCGCGCTTTATGGCTGGCTGCTGCGTGTGGATCTGGGGGACTTCAATGAACGCACCCGCCCGCCTAGCACTGCGTCACGCGAGCGGCTTGTTGCGCTCAGTCGGGCCGGGTGGCAAACGTTTCTGTACCTTTGGCGGTATGGCGAACTGGGTCGCGGGCTCTGGGGCGTATGTCTTTCAACGGACCTCTACGCCTTGTTCCTTGAGTGGTGTCAGCGCAACAAAGAACACGTGATGAGCCAGACGAAGTTCTCGCTGTTCATCAGCTCGGAGGTGGAGAAGACCCGGTCAATACCCTGGACTGAACGCAATGATCGGCGCTTCGGCGCTTTCTTTGTGCCCGATGATCCTGAGGCTTCCCTTCCCCCATCAATGAGAGCGCCGGACTTGGGCGTTGCCGTCGATGCCTGGCGGGCCAAGGCGCGCCTTGCGGGGTGGAACGTCGACAGCTGGGACCACGTGAAGGCGGCTGTCGCATGAGTACCTCTCAAAGTGTGTCGGGTGTGTTGGGTATGTTTTGGGTTGGTTTTGGCAACCCGACACAGATCAAACGCCCATTTTTCGCGGGGTGCAGACGTGTGTGTTGGGTGTGTTGGGTTTGGCGTCGCGTGCGCGCATGCGTGACGTTATTTATGCCGGTTAAAGCGCAGTTATTTTTTCTCCATGCGAGGACCTATAAACCCGACAAACCCAACACACCTAGCACACTCTTTATTAATTCATTGTTTTTAAATGGGTTTAACTGTGTTGGGTCTGTGTTGGGTAAGGCGTTTTGTGTGTTGGGTTTAGATTTCGAGAGGAAAGGGCGGTGATCAAGGAAATCGAAGCGTTGATGGTGCATTGGGGCGAGCAGATGCGAGAGCGCGGCCAAGGCGGTGGATTGGGCAGCCAGATGGGGGCGATCATCGAATGGGGCGGTGCGCCGCCGCGTGGTACACCGGGTTCTCGGATACTTGGCGGTGCTGGGTGTGGAATTGATCACATTGCCAGTGAGGTTCAGGCCGCAGTGGCAGAGCTGGAACGGTCAGGCCGCGCGCCGCTGGCACGGTTGGCACTGGAGCGTTATTGCGCCATGGCGACGGTCCGCGATCAGATGAAAGCTGTCGGTATTGCCGAAGGCGCTGATCGGACTTATCGCAACTGGGTGGATCGCCTGCATCAGCAAGTCCTGTTGATTCTCACGCTCCGGAGCGGCTCGACCCGTGGCTATCCGGTTGGACCGCAAGCCAACCGCCATCTTAAGGTGGCGACAGGTGCCTCAAGAGCGATTGGAATCCCTCGCGCGCTCTGACTGTGGAATTGCATTCGCTACCACCTGTTTGCATTCGTCTTGGCCAGTCATTTCCATTTTGCTGACCAGTTGTTTGCAGCTGATGGGTGTCGCTTGAATGATGTAGGGCTTGGCGCTGGGCTTTTTCGTTCTACGCCTTATCGCCTTCGTGGGTGCAGATAGGACGCCGAGCGCCGCAGCCTCATTTCCGCTTTCACCTCAAGTACCAGCCCGACGATGTCGCGGATTGTAACCAGCGCCTTCATATCGATGCCTGTAACGGTGAACTCTTCCGCCTCGGTGGCTGGGCCGGATATCCGGATTGTCATCGAGCCACCCGGGGCGACCTCGCATATGCATTTTATCGGCAAAAACGCAGCTTCAATGATAGGCCTTATATCTAAGCTGGAAGTCATTCGGGCATCCCTGTCGCAAGCCAGGAGAATTCCTAAGACCTACATCCTGCGGAGTGTAGGCAGCAATTCACACTTCGCTGATGCAATTACTTGTTAGCTCTGATTTAATTTCATCGTTACAGCCGGCCCCCCCCCCAAGCAGATATATATCCCCTCATTTGCGGTAAGTTCTGCGGTCGCGACACTTACATGTCTCGCACTGTAAATATCACCTCGCCCCTTGGCGTACGGCACACCCCACCTACAAGCTTCCCGAGATAGCTCTCGTGCATTGAGTAGACAGCGCCATCCCTGACTCGAAAAATAACTGCTCGATCCGACCTGATGATCCCTTCGCTATCCATAGTGCCTAGCAAGGTGTCGTTCTGGCCGTAGATGCAGAGCCTGACTTTGGTGACGTCCATGTTCTCTTGATCCTTGGTAGGGAGCTTTAACCATAGCGGGCACCTGAAAATCCGCTACATACTCCGACGGGCGTATATCTCTTCGTGCAATGAGCGTCTGAAAGCGGTAGTCATACCCGAACACTTCGTATTCGAAATATCGCCCGTAGCGTTCATGAAGCTGCTCGTAATGTGACACGTCGAATCTCGGCGACTACCGCGTACGCTGGTCAAGTCGAATGCAAACTGTTGGGCAACATGGATGCAGTTACGCACTCTGACCGTTCGTCCGGGTGAGTTGTCGCATTGTGGTCGTATCCTTGCTGTATTGCGGCCACATTTGGCCCAACCTTTAAACAGCCCTTTTCGGTTTTTCCGAACGCCGGTACAACGTGGGCACGATCTGCGATTTGCGCCTGAATCACAGTCAGAGCACTTGCTGTGCATGCTTCACCCAGCCATCCCCAAGGCTGTCACCAACCCCGCTTCGGCGGGGTTTTTAATTTCAGCTCCCCCGGAAGGGTGGCAACCGGATTCGCACCATGCCCGACAAACCAGATACGTGGGCCAGGATCGTGGCGGCCATTTCAAATCCACTGTGGCAGGGCATGATCATGGCCATCGTCGTTTCTCTACTGCGCATCCTCTACGACGCCAAAGAAACCAGTAAGCGCCGGATCCTGTTCGAAGCGCTGATCTGCGGTTCGTTGAGTCTGGTTGCGTCCAGCCTGATTGAGTGGATGACTTGGCCGCCCAGCTTATCGGTAGCTGCAGGTGGAACGATTGGCTTTCTTGGCGTTACGGCCATTCGCGAATTGGTGGCCCGTTTCATAGGCCGGAAGGTGGATTCCCTATGAAGGCTATCGCTGCTGCAATCATCATCGCGCTGGTGGGCTTGTTGCTCGTCGGCATTCAACAGTACCGGGTCGTCGCATTGCGTGGTGAAGTGGAAGTGGAAGCAACGGCCAAGAAGAAAGCGCTCGACGCCAACCTCGAAAGCGAGGCCACCATCACCACATTGCGCGCCGAGGCCCAACGTAACGCTGCCTATCTGAAGGACTTGAATCAACGGATCAAGGCCAGCGAACACAAAGCCAAACAGGCGAGGAAAGAATTTGAAGACCTCAAGCGCAACAGCAAGCCCGTTCGTGATTGGGCTTCTCAGCCTTTGCCTGACGGCCTGCGCGGCAAAGCCGGTGGTGGTAACAAAGACGTCAGCGGTTCGAATCGAACCCCCTGAGCTGATTCCTTGCGAACGCATCAACGCCGATGAGGCTGACCTTCGTTCGAACGGCGACGTCTGGGAGCTGAAGGATCAGGCCATCAAGCTGCTCGACACCTGCGCCGATCAGGTCGACGCGCAGATCCTGCGAAGCCAGAGCAAGTAGGTCGTGGACCTACCCACGGCCACCCGCGCCCTGGCTCGTGATCTCGGCGTTTCGGGCCGAATGACCTGTTTTGGTGCGCCCCGAGAGAGGGGGGACCCTGGGGGTATTCGGGGTATACGGGGCTGCGGACTCGCGCAACTCCGTTAGCGGACAGTTCACCAGCTTAGTGAACTGCGGTGAACAGGTGAACACCCCGTATTCATTGGGTGAACAGGACATTTCAGCATGACATTGATCAGCAAGTCGGACTTTGCAGCACGGCGCGGTTGGGCCAAATCCTACGTTTCCAAACTGGCAAAGCAGGACCGCCTGGTTCTCACGCCGGACGGTAAGGTGGATCTGGAAGCAACCGAAGCGCTGCTCGCCGACTCTGCCGATCCAAGCAAGGCCGCCGTCGCTGCTCGCCATGAAGAGGGGCGGATTGAGCGGGGTGTCTACAGCGAGCTTGCGCCGACCGCCGAAACACCTGCGGTGCAGCCCCCGAGCAAAGGCCCGGACTTTCAAAAGTCCAGAGCGCATCGCGAGTTTTACCTTGGGCAGTTGGCAGAGGCTGAGTTTCACAAGGTGCAAGGCAACCTCGTTGCGCGAGAAGCGGTTTCAAAAGCTGCCTTCACCGCTGGCCGAACCGTGCGTGACTTGATGTTTGGCCTTTCCCCCCAACTGGCTCCCGAGCTGGCCGCCATGACCGACCCGTGGCAAATCGAAAAGCACCTTACGGGCGCTTTTCGCCGGGTCTTTGAGGACGCTGCCCGCATGACAACCGCTGACCTTGAACACGCCATGACTGAGAAATAGACCTATGCCCACTGGATACGCAGACGGTGCTGAGGTGTACCGCGAAGCGTATTGCCGTGGGCTTGAGCCCGACCCGGAACTCTGGGTCGATGAGTGGGCCGATGAGTACATGCGTATCCCGCGTGATACCGGTGCCGCAGAGCCCGGCCAATACCGAACGGCCCGCACGCCCTATGCCCGCGAGCCCATGCGCTGCCTGTCACCGGCTCACCCTTGCAAGCGGGTCGTCACAATGGTGGCGTCGCAGCTGATGAAAACTCAGATCGCCTTGAACTGGATCGGTGCGCTGATTCACATGTCACCGTCGAACATCCTCACGCTGCTGCCCAGCCTGAGCCTGGCAAAGCGTGTCTCTGCGCGGATCAGCAAGACCATCACCGCGACTCCGGTCCTGCGGGAGCGTGTAGCTTCACCGCGCTCGCGGGATGCCCGCAATACGATGGACACCAAAGAGTTCGAAGGTGGCGCCTTGTTCGCCACAACAGCCGGTTCTGCGGCCAACCTTGCGGAGCTGTCGGCACGCTTTGTCTACGGCGATGAAGTGGATCGTTGGGATGTGGACGTTGATGATGAGGGGGACCCGATAGAGCTGGCCGAAACGCGGGGCAGTACCTTCGGGCGCAACGCCAAGTTTTACTTCTCCAGCTCCCCGACCATCAAGGGTGCGTCACGGATCGCTGATCTTTTCGAGACGAGCGACCAACGCTATTACTACGTGCCATGCCCAACTTGTGGTCATTGGCAGGTTCTGGAGTGGGAGCGGCTGCTGTACTCGCCGGACTTCAGCACCGTGCATTACCAGTGCGCCGGTCCCAATTGCGATGTCCTGATCGAGGAGCATCACAAGGGCGAGATGCTGGCTCAGGGCGAGTGGCGCTCACACGCTGAGGGCGACGGGGAGACCGTCGGCTTTCACCTCAACGCACTGTATGCCCCACTGGGTTGGACCAGTTGGGTCACGCTCGCCAAGCAATATGAAAAGGCCAAAAAGGCCCAGGATCGCGGCGACCTTGAACCGATGCAGGTGTTTTACAACACTCGACTCGCCAAGGTCTGGGACAGCGCACAAGAGCAAACTAAAGCCGATGTGCTGCAAGCCCGAGCTCTGCTGGAAAACTACGTGCTGGGCACCATGCCTGCTGGTGTGCTGTCGCTCGTGTCATCAGTCGACGTGCAGGCTAATCGTCTTGAAATGATGGTCGTGGGTATCGGCGAGGGTATGGAGCGCTGGATCGTCGACTTTCAGGTGATCATGGGCGATCCCGCAGATGATCGCACCTGGCAGGTGCTGGATGAAAAGCTCAAAGAGCGTTACCGCCATCCGTGTGGCGTGAGCCTGGCAATCCTGGCAACCGCGGTCGATTCGGGTGGACATCATACTCATGAGGTCTATCAGTTCTGTCGCGTTCGACGCTGGCGCAATGTCTTCGCCATCAAAGGCGCAAGCAAACCCGGTAAGCCAGTTATCGCTCAACGGCCATCACTGGTGGACGTGACTTGGAAAGGCCAGACCGAGCGCAACGGTGCAGAGCTGTGGATGGTCGGCACCGACACGGCAAAGGACTGGATCTACAACCGCTACCACCTGGAAAGCGGGCCGGGCGCGCTGCACTTTCCCAGGGATTTACCCGATGACTTCTTCGCCCAATGCGTGGCCGAGCGCAAGGTTACTCGCTACGTCAAAGGCTTCAGGCGCATCGAGTGGGTGAAGGGCAAGGCTGAACGCAACGAAGCGTTGGACCTGCTGGTGTACAGCCTCGCGATGGCGCATTACCTGGGGCTTCATCGCTACGGGGAACACGACTGGGCCAGGCTCAAAAATGCCCTGGCGCAAGCCGGTCTGTTCGACGACACCGGTCATGCAAAGGCTCCTGTGGCCGAGCGTGTGAGTGTCGAGCCAAAACCTGAGCCGAGGCCGGAACCTCGACCCCAGCCTGTGGCCGCTGCGGTTCAAGCGCCAGATCGTCCGACTCCGCAACCCCAGCAACCCACGCAACGCCGTGCTTCCACCAGCGGCTATCTGAAGAGACGTTGATATGGCTTACACCCAGAAGCACCTTGATGCCGTCGAGGCAGCGATAGGGCGTGGCGAAAAGATCGTGCGTTACGCAGATCGAACGGTCGAGTACCGCTCGGTTGATGAGCTGATCCAGGCTCGCGATTTGATCCGCACCAGCCTGACCAATGCTGCCGGTCCACGCTCGCGGGTTGTCCGCCTATACCACGGGGGCAAAGGTCTGTGAGTACTCGTTACCCCACGCTGTCGCGCTCCGGTTTTCTGGTGCCGGAGCGGATCAAGGCCAGCTACGAAGGCGCTGCCGACGGTCGCCGATCTGCCACTTGGGATGCACCTGATACAGGCGTCAACAGCCTAATCATGCCTGCGCTTCGCAACTTGCGCTCCCGCTCTAGAGCAGCGGTGCGTAATGATCCTTACGCGGCCAACGCGATTGATCGCAGGGTCAGCAACCTGATCGGCACCGGCATCACCCCACAGCCGAGGATCGCGGACAAGGAATTGCGCCGTATCTTTCAGGAGACGTGGGAAGACTGGGTGGATGAGTCCGATGCCGATCAACTGACGGACTTCTACGGTCAGCAAGCTTTGATCGCCCGGACGGTTGAGCAGTCGGGCGAATGCTTTGTCCGGTTGCGGCCGAGACGCATGGACGACGGCCTGGCAGTTCCTTTTCAGTTGCAATGTCTGGCTCCCGAGTTCGTTCCGCATGACAAGTTTGAGGTGACCAGCACCGGCAACATCATCCGCGCCGGGATCGAATTCAACGGATTCGGCAAGCGGGTGGCCTACTGGTGTTATCGCTCACACCCGAGTGACATGACCTCTATCAACGCCGGTTACAACATGCTGGTGCGTATCCCGGCCAGCCAGATGCTGCACATCTTTGAGCCGGTGGAGCCCGGCCAGCTTCGCGGTGTTCCTCGACTGGCACCCGTGCTCAAGCGGCTACGCAGCCTGGACAACTTCGACGATGCCGTCCTGTTCCGTCAGGAGGTGGCCAACCTGTTCGCTGGCTTCATCCGCAAGCCGTCTGCTGACGGTCCGCCCATGCTCGACCCGTTGACGGGCGCGCCCATCAAGGTCGGAGGCGATGGCTTCACGCCGATGGTCGCGCTGGAGCCAGGCACCATGCAGGAGTTGCTGCCGGGGGAGGAGGTCGAGTTCTCGACACCGCCCGATGGTGGCAACAACTACCCCGATTTTATGCGGCAGCAACTGATGGCGGCAGCCGCTGGTGCGGGGCTGCCCTATGAGTTGATGACCGGCGACATGCGTGGCGTCAACGACCGCACCATCCGGGTGGTGCTCAACGAGTTTCGGCGGCGTCTGGAGCAGCTGCAGTTCAGTGTGTATGTCCACCAGCTGTGTCGTCCCGTCCGGGCAGCATGGATGGATATGGCGGTGTTGTCGGGTGCTTTGCAACTGGACGACTACGCGGCACGCCGCCGTGAATACCTGCGCACCCGCTGGGTACCGCAAGGCTGGTCTTACATCCACCCGGTGCAGGACGTGCAATCGAGAACGATGGAAATCAACGCGGGCCTGGCCTCGCGCAGCGAGATGTGCCTGCGCACCGGCACCGATGCCGAGATCGTGGACGAAGAAAACGCCGCCGATGCGGCTCGTGCCCGTGGATTGGGCCTCAACTACAGCACCTTGTCGGCGTTCGATGAGGACCCCGACGAGAAGGAGAACCCATGAAACCGCTGTTGCCGTTTCGCATTTTCAATAAGGCCCCGGTTGCCTTGGCGGTCGAAGATCAGAACTGGTACCGCATCAAGGCTGAAACTCAGGCCGAGCAGACCACCATCGAGATCTACATCTACGGTGAGATCGGCGGCTGGGGTATCACGGCCAACCAGTTCATTCAGGACCTGAAAGCCATTGATGACGGCGTGTCGCCCATCGTGGCGGCGTTCAATACTATCGGTGGCGACCTGTTCGACGGTCTGGCAATTCACAATGCGCTGAACCGGCTGGGTGAGCGCTGCACGGCGCGGATCGATGCATTGGCGGCCAGTGCGGGGAGTGTTGCCGCATGTGGCGCACACCGCATGGTCATGGCGTCCAACGCCATGTTGATGATCCACAACCCGTGGACCTACACAGCCGGTGATGCCGAGGACCTGCGCAAGGTCGCCGATGTGCTGGACCAGACGCTGGAAGCCATCATCGCGGCGTACAAGGCCAAGTCGCCGGACATCGACGAGGTCGAGCTGCGGCGCATGGTCAACGCTGAAACCTGGCTCACCGCGCCGGAAGCACTGGCGCTTGGCCTGGCCGACGAGATCGGGGCGGGAGTAGAGGTCAAAGCCTGCCTGGGGCAGGGTGCTGCCATACAGCGTTTCCGCCAGACGCCAAAGGCCTTGCTGGATCAGCTCAACGCTGTTGAGCCCGAGCCCGAGCCCGAACCAGAACCAGAACCAGAACCAGAACCAGAACCAGAACCAGAACCAGAACCAACTGACCCGCCAACTGATCCTGAACCGGCTGATGCATCCGCCTTGGCGCTGATGATTACGAAAGCCTGCGGCGCGGCGGGCATCAACAACCTGATCGAGCCATTGATTGCGTCCACCAAGCTTGCCGACCAAGCAACGGTGCAGGCGGCGATCATCCAGGCCAAGGGGGTACGCGACCTGTGTGTGGCGGCTCGCCTGCCGGAGCTGACCGCCGAATTCGTCAGCGCAGGTCTGGACAAGCAGGCCGTTCAGGCGCGTCTGTTTGAGAAGCTGGTCAGCAGCGGCAAGGGCTTTGAAATCGATAACAGCCTGCCGCTGCAGGACGATCCACCGGCCAAGGTTCAGGCCAAGCAACCCGATCACCACGACATCTACGCGGCCCGCAGGGCGGCGCAGGGTGGCAAGAAACCGACCTCTACAGGAGCACGTCCATGACCATCAAAATGGAGCCTATCCATGCCGGTGAATTCCTTCTCTCCGAAGGTGCCGGAAACATCTCGCGAGAGTCGATCAACGTGGCAGCCAGTGAGGCCCTGAATGCGGGCCAACTGCTCGGATTGGTCACCGCATCGGGTGAGTTCGCCCCTTACGATCCGACCGCCGAAGACGGCAGCGAGATCGCCACTGCGATCCTTTTCGCGCCGCTTCCTGAGTCCGACATCGTTCGCCGTGGTCGCGCCGTCGTGCGGTTGGCCGAGGTTGCTGAAACGCTGCTGACCGGTCTGGATCTGGACGCTGAGAAGGCGCTGGCCAAGCAGTTCATCATCCTTCGCTGATCGATCTATCGGCCACAAGCCCCGATTCATTTTCGTTTATCCGACCCCGCCATGTGCGGGGTTTCGTTTTTCTGGAGAATACCCCCATGGCCGATATCGCCATTTTCGACGACGAAGCATTCAGCGTCGCCACGCTTACCGCTGCCATCAACGAGCAACCTTACCTGCCGGGGCGCATCAGCGGTCTCGGCCTGTTTCAGGAAGAGGGCATCGCGACCTTGACTGTGCAGATCGAAAAGGACGGCGACACCCTGGCGCTGGTCCCGGCCGGTGAGCGTGGTAGCTCTGGTCTTGTCGTCACCAGCACCAAGCGTCACATGATTCCGTTCAACACTGTTCACCTGCCGGAGCGCTTCACGATCCGGGCGGATGAGATTCAAGGCATTCGCGCATTCGGTTCCCGTACTGAACTGCAGGCTGTACAGGACGTGATTAACACCCGGCTGGCCCGTGCACGCCGCCAGCTCGACGCCACGCACGAGTTCCAGCGCATGGGCGCACTCAATGGGAAGGTGCTGGATGCGGACGGAAAAACCGTGCTGCTGGACATCTACGCGACCTTTGGTGTCCAGCGTCAGAGCCTGTCCATGGGCCTGAGCGACGCAGGTACCGAGTTGCGCGTCAAAGCGGGCGAAGCGCTGGACATGCAAGAGGACGCACTCGGTAGCGTTACCAGCACCGGCTCGCGAGCGTTCTGCGGCAAGAACTTCTGGAACAAGCTGATCGTTCACAAGTCGGTCAAAGAGACCTACCTCAACTCGGCGCAGGCGTCGGAGCTGCGTGGCGATGCCCGCGAAAGTTTCGAGTTCGGTGGGATCGTCTGGGAACGCTACCGTGGCAAGGTCGCCGGTATCGCTTTCGTGAATGACGACGAGGCGCTGCTGGTGCCTGAGGGCGTTCCGGATCTCTACATCTCGGCCTTCGCACCGGCCGATTACATGGAGACCGTCAACACGCAGGGCATTCCGTACTACAGCAAGCTGGAAACACTGCCGTTTGGTAAGGGCGTGGCCGGTGAAGCGCAGTCCAACCCGCTGCACCTGTGCACCCGACCTCGGGCGCAGATCCGCCTGACGTTGTAGTCATGGCATTCCGCGAACTGATTGAAACCCTTGATGACGCCGTGTTCGATCTGCTGAGTGATTCGGCGTTCATCGAGGGGCGCGAGGTGGCGGGCATGTTCTCGGCACCTTGGCTGCAACCCAAGTTGGGCCGCATCAACACCGGTTTGCGCGAGCCGCACCTGGTCATCCGTGTCGCAGATTCTGACGGCGTACATGAGAGACAGCAGGTGCGGGTGGATCTGCCCAAACCTGATGGCGGCGGGCTGTACACCTTGGTGCGCATGGAGCCCGGTGGAGATGGACTGATCACGCTGGTCTTGAGGATTAACCCATGAGTGTCGGCAGCTTCTACAAGCAATCTGCCCGTGACGGCATGATCACCCTGCAGCCAGCGACGGCCGATTTGCAGGCCTTCAAGAACCTCGCAGCAGCGGTGCCAAAGGCTGCTGCGGCCGCGCAACGGCGTGCGATCAACAAAACGCTCAGGTGGTTGCGCACGCATATCGCCAGGGCTGTCGGCCGACAAGAGCGGATCGCTGTGACCGCAGTGCGGCAGCGTCTGCGTGCTTACCCGGTCACTGCTGGCGCGATGCGCGGAAAACTCTGGCTGGGTTTAGACGCGATGTCGGCCAGCCGAATCGGCCGGGCTCGGCAGAGCCGTACCGGTGTAACGGTCGCGGGTCGCCGGTATCAAGGCGCTTTTCTGAAGACGGTGTATGGCGGCAGTCCTGACATATGGATCCGCACGGCGAGCAAGCATTTTGATGCGAGCGAGTACGAACAAACCCGTCAGGGGAAACGCCGGTCGGGTTTCATTGAAGAAAATGGCAGCCGCTTCCCACTCGCCAAGGCCAAGGTCTCGCTCGAAGGGGCGCGGCCGCATTTTGATGAGTGGGTCAAACGTGCCGACGCGCGTTTGATTGAGATCCTCAAGCAGGAATTCAACTTCGAACTGCAGAAGTATCTGAGAGGAACAGCCCGTGTCTGACGAAGCTTTCAGCCTTGATCAGCTCTATGCAGCGATTGAGCACCATATCCGCGACGCGATTGGCGGGCTGGAGTATGTCGGCACCATGCCCGACATGCTGCAACAAATAGCCGTGCCAGCAGTGCTGTTGGAAGTATCGGAGTTTGAGCCCGGTATTGATCAAGGCACCGGCGAGTCCGCATTCATCGCACGGTTCGAAGCACGTGTGATTGTCGGTTCAGAGCGTGAGGAGTGCCAGAAGCAAGCGGCATTTGCTGCGACCCAACTGGCGGTATTGTTGCGCGGACAGACGTGGGGCCTGCCTGTCAACGAAGCTGAGTTTGTGAGGGCCGCTCAGGACTGGTCCCGTCCCGAACTGGATGGGTACGCGGTCTGGCTGATCGAGTGGACGCAGGGCATCTATCTGGGCGACGAGGAGTGGCCATGGCCCGATCAGCCGCCTGGCACCTTGGTCTGGGGTTTCAGCCCTGACATCGGGCCAGGCAATGAAGAGTTCTATCGATCTGCGGAGGAGCTGAATGAGCTACGCGAGCGCAGCGCATGACCGAATGCTGGCGGCGCTCATCATTCCCTGCCGCGTAGAGGCCGTTGATCTCGGTGCCGCGATGGTCCGCGTGACCGATGGCGCTGGCTGGACCAGTGCCTGGGTGCGTTGGCATAGCCAGGCAGCGGGCAAGGCGCGCCATTGGCGAGTCCCGACGCTGGGTGAGCAGGGTGCCCTCATCAGCCCTAGCGGCGATCCTGCGCAAGGCACATTTGTTCCTGGGCTTTACGGCAATGCAGGTGCGCCGCCTGATAACCGCAACCACGTAGAGGTATGGCGCTTCGACGATGGCGGTTCTCTCGTCTACGACTGGCAGGCCCACACCTACACGATTAGCCTGCCTACGGGCACTGTAACGGTGAAGGTGGGCGCTTCGACGGTGGTCGTGACGGATGATTCCGCGACCGTTCAATCGCCCTCGATCAACCTTACGGGCAACGTGAAAATCGACGGTTCGTTGCTGGTCACCGGCAACGTGACAGGTATGGGTACGATCCTCGACACCCTGGGCAACAGCAATCATCACAAGCATTGATCCCATCGTTTGACCATCCCCGCGCTATGCGGGTTTTTTGCGTCTGGAGAAAAGCATGAGCAAAACCAAAACCGAGCCGGCGTCTACGGATCTCGTTATCACCGTCGCTCCGCGTGCGTCGTCGCCTGCATCGGAAACTGCACAGATTGGCTTCCGGGACACGGTATTCACTTCCCGAACGGTGGTGCTGCCCAACGGCGGCCTGGTCGACGTGGCGCAGGGCGTTGCCTCGGTGGATTCCTCCGATACCGATGCGCTGGCCTACCTGAAAGCGCATGAAGAGTTTGAGCCCCTGGAGTAATCACGATGATCGGAATGGACCGCGAGACGGGCTTGCCCTTGTCGGGCCTCGATCACCTGCGCCAGTCCATTGCGGACATTCTGACCACGCCAGAAGGTAGTCGCAGAATCCGCCCGGAGTACGGCAGCAAGCTGGCCCGGTTCGTTGATTTGCCGGTCACGGCCGGTTGGCGCAGCGCGGTGCAAGCCGAGGTCAGCCGAGCCATCGGGCGATGGGAACCGCGGGTGAGGCTCGAGTCAGTGCGCGCTATATCGGTGATTGATGGACAAGTCACGTTCGCTTTGAAAGGTAAGTATCAGGGCGATAGCTTCACGTTGGAGGTCACAGCATGAGTGCGGTGGATCTGTCGGCGCTGCCTGCGCCGCAAGTGCTGGAACCGTTGGACGTTGAAACCACCTATGAGGAAGCACTGGGCATTTTCCGGGACTGGATGGGCAACAACTGGAATGCCGCGCTTGAGAGCGATCCCGTCACGAAACTGATTGAACTGGGTGCTTACAACAAGCTCGGCAATCGCGCCCGTGTCAACGATGGGTGCAAGGCGTTGCTGCTGGCTTACGCTCGTAAATCTGACTTGGATCAGCTGGCGTTCAACGTAAACCTCAAACGCCTGGTGATCCAGGCGGAAGACCTGACGACCTTTCCCCCAACGGCTGAGGTAAAGGAAGAGGACGACGCGCTGCGCGAGCGTATCCAGCTGGTATACGAGGGACTGACTACTGCAGGTCCGCGTAACAGTTACATCCTGCATGCCCGGAACTCGTCGGGGCTGGTTGCTGATGCCACGGCCGAAAGCCCGTCGCCCTCTACGGTGGTCGTCACGGTTCTGGCTTTGAGTGAAACCGGCATTGCACCCCAGTCATTGCTTGACGAGGTGCGCGACTACCTGAGCGACGAGAACATTCGTCCGCTGGGTGATCGGTTGATAGTGCAGAGCGCTGAAATCCTGCCTTACACCATCAACGCGGTGGTGCACATGGTGGGTACTGGCTCCGAGAACGAGACCATTCTGGCGCAGTGCGAAGCGCGCTTGAAGGCGTGGGTCAATCCTCGGCGGCGCTTGGGGGTTGAGGTGGCTCGTTCGGCTATCGACGCCCAGCTGCACATAGCGGGCGTTCGTCGTGTGGATCTGGGCGATTGGGCTGACATTCTGCCCAGCAAGTCACAGGCCGCCTATTGCAAGGGCTTCACGCTGACCAAGGGTGACTGACATGAAGAGTCTATTACCCAACAGCAGTACGCAGCTTGAGCGTGCCATTGAGGCTGCGATAGTCGATGCCACGCCCGTGCCCCTGCGCACACTTTACAACCCGGACACCTGTCCGGTGGAGTTGCTTCCGCACCTGGCTTCGTCATGGTCCGTCGACCGCTGGGACGAGAAGTGGTCGGAGCCAGTCAAGCGTAATGCCGTGAAGGCTTCGTTCTATGTCCACGCGCACAAGGGCACCATCGGCGCGTTGCGTCGGGTGGTCGAGCCTTTGGGGTATCTGATCGACATCGTGGAATGGTGGCAGCTCAACCCGCTGGGCGAGCCCGGCACGTTCCAGCTGAAAGTAGGCGTGCTGGACACCGGCATCACGGAACAGATGTACGAAGAGCTGACGGCGCTGATCGACGACGCCAAGCCTGTTTCCCGCCACTTGATCGGCCTTGCCATCAGTCTGGAAACCACCGGCAGCACCTACCTGAGCGCCTCTGTGCAAGAAGGCGACATCATCGACGTTTACCCACCGCAACAGCGAGACATTGTCGTCTCGGGTGTGATCGGTCGTGGTGGACGTGAAACAACTATCGACACCCTGGATGTGTATTCATGATCGATCAAAACTCACAGTTTTACGCCATCCTGACCAATATCGGCGTCGCCAAACAGGCCAATGCCGATGCCCTGGGCATTGGCTGGAAGATTACCCAGATGGGCGTAGGGGATGCCAACGGCGCAGATCCGCAACCGGACGCCAAGCAGAAAGCGCTGATCAACGAATGGCGTCGAGCGCCCCTGAATCAGCTCAAGCAGGACCCGACCAATCCGGCCATCATTATCGCCGAACAGGTTATACCGGCCGAAGTCGGTGGCAAATGGATTCGCGAGATTGGCCTATACGATGCTGACAATGATCTTGTGGCAGTCGCCAATTGCGCGCCGTCATTCAAGCCACTGCTGGCTCAAGGCTCTGGCCGGACCCAAGTGGTACGCATGAATCTGATCGTCAGCAACTCGGCCAGCGTCGAGTTGAAAATTGACCCGAGCGTGGTGCTGGCGACTCAAGAGTTCGTGCTTAGCGAGCTGGCGCGGCAAGACTTCAAGCATTCGGTTCTCGTAGCAACCACCGCTAACATTGCGCTCAGCGGCCTGCAGACCATTGACGGGGTGACGGTGCCAGCGGGCCGTCGTGTGCTGGTCACCAAGCAGACGGCTGCGCGTGAGAACGGCATTTATGTAACGGCTGCCAGTGCCTGGGCTCGGGCGGCTGATGCTGACACCGACCTACGCGTCACGCCGGGTTTGCTGGTGCAGGTCGAGCAAGGGACTATCAACGGTGACAGCGGTTGGCAGTTGGTCACGGACGGGCCTATCTCGTTGGGTGTTACGGCCCTGAGTTTTGAGATGGCGTGGGGCCGCACAGGGGTCGAGCCAGGCACGTATCGCAGTGTCACCGTAGACAAGTATGGGCGGGTTCTCGGCGGGACCAGTCCGACCACGGTTGCCGGTTATGGCCTGACTGATGTCTATACAGTCGGGCAGATGGATTCGGCTCTGTTGCGTAAAGCGAACGTCGATTCTCCGACTTTTACCGGGACACCCAAGGCTCCGACCCCTGCTGCGTCGACGAACGGCGAACAGATTGCCACGACCGCATTTGTGGTGGCGAAAATCGCGGCGCTGGTGGGTGGCGCGCCGGGTGCTATGGATGCGCTGAACGAGCTAGCGGCGGCGATGGGTAACGATCCCAACTTTGCGGCGAGCACGGCCAATGCTCTCGCGCTCAAGGCTCCCTTGGCGTCTCCGGTGTTCACTGGGGACCCGAGGGCTCCAACTGTATCGGCGGGCGACAACGATACGTCGATTGCGACAACCGGGTTTACTCGCCTGTGTCTGGGACTGTTCGGCCTCGGTACTGATAACGCGACTACGGTCGGAGACGCGAACAGTGTCGCCTTGGCAGGTATGTTTCGGATGAATGCCGACGCCGCCAATATACCTCTGGCGGCGAACGCGACACTGTTGAACATGCGCTACAACGACGGCGGGGCGTTTCAGCTATTTTCGGCACTGGCGGGTAGCGGTGGGGGCGCTCGCCTGTTCTGGCGCACTCAGGCTGCAGGCGGCTGGACGGTCTGGCGCGAGGTGGGTGGGCTCGACAGTCCGGTGTTCACGGGCGATCCCAAAGCCCCGACTGCTGCGCTGGGTGATAACGATCTGTCCGTCGCAAATACAGCCTTTGTTCAGGCAACCCTCGCCGGGGTGGGCCTCGGCACAGTCAACAGTTCGTTGGTGTCGGATCTGAACACGGCCGTACTGGGCGGCCTCTATCGCACCAACCCGGCGACCGCCAATCAACCGGGTGCCACAAGTTGTTCGGTCGAGGTTGTGCCGTACAACAATGGTGGTTGTTTGCAAACGTTGACGCAGTTGGGGGGAGGCAGTCGCAGGTATTGGCGGACGCAGGCCAGTGGCGTCTGGACCAACTGGCGTGAAGTGGTCTCTGTCGATGATCCCGGTCTTGTGCCTACCACCATTGTAGGCAGTGCCCGCAACGTGATCATGAGCGTGGTCAGTGCGTCGGCTTCTGCTGTCATCACTGCCGATGAGCTTATCGTTGAGGCCGGTGTGGGTGGCATGGGGTATCGCCTGAGTTCTTTTAACAAGACGATCAACCTGACCGCTGTCGGTAGCGGAGGCATGGACACGGGCGCAGTACCGGCGAATGGTTTCGTCGCGATCTACGCAATTTATAACCCCATCACCGGAGTGTCAGCACTGTTGGCCACTGACGCCACCTCTTTGGCGATGGGCGAGGTGTACACCGGCGCAAATATGCCCGCAGGGTTTACGGCCTCTGCGTTGGTCAGTGTGTGGAGAATCAAAAACTCTCTGTTTCAGATCGGATTCATGGAGGGAAGAGAGGTGATTTTTGCCTATGAGAAGGTGGCAGTGACCACCGCTCAAATCTCGGCCTTCAAGTCGCTGAGTGTTGCATCCGTGATTCCCTTGGCGGCTAAGGCCGTAACGGGTTGGCTGTCCATCGCGGGCCTCAATACCTCAAACGCCCAGATATCGATTGCCTCGGCTGCGTCTGGAATTGGTTTTCAGCAGGTAGCGGGTAACAGCATGTCCGAGACGGTCCAAAACATCTGTACCGGCTCGTTCTCGAACCTCAAGGTAATTACCGCTCAAACCATTTTCTGGCTGGCTGGTGTTCTGTCAGGCACCTTCAAAGAGGGTGCAGTCAATATTTCGGGTTACAGGTTCTGAGGTGATCATGGTCTACGCACAGCTTTCCGATGACGGTGAAACAGTCGTAGCGGTGTTCTCCTGCGCTCAGGATGAAACCGACTACCCGAACCAAGCGCAGCTCCAGGATACCGACGAGCGCTACCTGCAATTCAAACGAAACAGTGAGGCCAGCTGACGCCCGCAAGCGTTAATCGCTCAGATAGACCCCTCTACACCGACCAATCCAATAGCCCGCCCTGTGCGGGTTTTCTGTTTTCTGGAGTTTGCTTTTATGAGCTTTTTTCACGGCATCACCATGACTAACGTGGATACCGGGGCGCGCACCATCGCGCTGCCGTCGTCTTCGATCATCGGACTGTGCGATGTTTTCACCCCCAGTACCGCGCCTGAGGGCGCCCAGTTGGCAGCAGTCAACGAGTTGAAGCTGATCACCAGCGAGCGTGAAGCTATTGCAGCCTGGGGCGCAGATGCGCCGATCACCAAGGCGTGCCAGGCGATCTTTACGCGGGCCAAGGCCGTGATCGTGGGGTGTGGCGTTGCTGCCGGTTCGACCGCTGCTGAACTGACCTCGGCCGTCATTGGTGGTGTGCTCGCGTCCGGCAAGCGTACAGGTCTGCAAGCGCTGATCGACGGCAAGAGCCTGTTCAATGCCCAGCCGCGACTGCTGATCGCGCCCAAGCATTCGGCCACTCTGGCCGTAGCCACTGCGATGGATGGTCTGGCTGCCAAGTTGCGCGCTATGGCCCTTGTCGACGGGCCAGGTACGACGGATGAAGCGGTGCAGGCCTACGCTAAGAACTTCGGTAGCAAGCGCATTTTCATGTGTGATCCGGGCGTCCAGTATTGGGACACCACGGCCAGCAAGACCATTGATGCGCCTGCATCGGCATGGGTCGCGGGCCTCTTTGCCTGGACCGACACGGAGTACGGTTTCTGGGCATCACCGTCGAACAAGGAGTTTGTCGGCATCACCGGCACCACCCGGCCCATCGAGTACCTGGCCGGTGACGAGACGTGCCGGGCCAACCTGCTGAACAACGCCAATATTGCCACGATCATCCGCGACGACGGCTATCGCTTGTGGGGCAACCGCACGTTGTCCAGTGATGCGAAGTGGGCATTCGTGACGAGGGTCCGCACGCTCGACATCGTGATGGATGCGATCCAGGCAGGGCACAAGTGGGCAGTCGACCGCTCGATCACCAAAACCTACGTCAAGGACGTGACAGAAGGCCTGCAAGCCTTCATGCGCGACCTGAAAAACCAAGGGGCGATCATCAATTTCGAGGTCTACGCGGACACCGAGTTGAACACTGCCAGCCAGCTGGAGCAGGGCAAGGTGTACTGGAACATCCGTTTCACCGATGTGCCGCCTGCCGAAAACCCGAATTTCCGCGTTGAAGTCACCAATCAGTGGCTGACCGAAGTCCTCGAAGCCGCTTAAGGAGCGCTCTACATGATTCCGCAAACCCTCTCCAACACGAACCTGTTCGTCGACGGTATCAATTTCAGCGGTGACGTGCCGGGGCTGACGCTTCCCAAAATGACGCTCAAGACCGAGGAGTACCGCGGCGGCGGCATGGCCGGTCCGGTCGAGGTCGACATGGGCCTGGAAAAGATGGAAGCCAGCTTCACGACCAATGGCGTGCGCCGCGAGTCGCTGAAATTTTTCGGGCTGTCTGATCAGACCGCCTTCAACGGTACATTCAGAGGCTCTTTCAAGGGGCTGAAAGGCGTTGTCACACCGGTGGTGGCCACCTTGCGCGGGATGCTGAAAGAAGTCGATCCGGGCGAGTGGAAGCCCGCCACGGTGGCGGAGATAAAGCATAGCCTCGCCGTCTCCTACTACAAGCTGGAAGTCGACGGTCGTGTTGTTTACGAGATCGACATGGTGAACATGGTGCGCGTGATCGACGGTGTGGACCAACTCGCAGCTGAACGCGCCGCCCTTGGCCTTTAAGGAACGAACATGACTCAAGTAACTGGCAACAATGAACCCACTCCGCTGCCGTCGTGGATCGTCCTGACGGATTCAGGCGCGATCATCACGCTGAAGTACCCGGTGGAAATCAACACCGTGAAAGTCGACAAGGTAACAATGCGCGCACCTTGCGTCAGGGATACCCGCGCTGCAGCGGCCGCAGCCAACGGCAACCCCGAGGCCCACGAACTCCACTTGTTCTGCAGCCTGATCGAGGCAGGCAGGGATGATCTGGATCGGATGAAACAGCGCGATTATCGCCGCCTGCAGGAAGGCTATTTTCGCCTGGTCGAAGAGGATGAATTGTAATCCCGAGACCATGAGACAGGCGGCGCGCAAGTTGGCAGCGGAGACGGGCTTTTCCGCTGCTGAGATCGAGGCGATGCCTTTCAATCGAATGTTGTGGTGGATCATGGATTGATCCCCCTTTGAACGCCTCGGGTGGTCTATGAGTGATAGTTTGAAGCTGGGCCTTGTCATCGGTGGCGCGGTCAGTGCAACCGTAGGCAAGGCCTTCAAGGACGTTGAGAGCCGTATCAAGGCGCTGGACGACAAAGGTGCCAAGGCTCGCGTCCTGCAGAGCACGATTGGCGAAACGATCAAGCTGCGCGAGGAGTGGCGCAAAGCCCATGCAACGGGCCAGGCCGGCGCGACCGCGCTACTGTCACGTTTGAATTCAAACCTCGACAGCCTCAAAGCGCAGGGCGTCGAGGTCGGGCGGCTGAGCAAAGCCTACAAGGAAATGGGGCGCACGGCCCGTTCTGCCGAGTTGCAGGCCAAAGGTCGACGGCAGATGAGCGAGGGGCGGGAGACGGTCAAAAGCTCGGTCGGGCAAGCCGTAATAGCGGCCGGGGCCTTGGCGATCCCGACAAAAGTCAGTGCGGACTTCGGGGCGATTGTTCGCGACATCGCCATCAAGGCAGGCATTGCCAACAAACCGCAAGAAGCGGAGATGTCACGAACCATCATCACGACCGCCCGTGATACCGGCATGGAGCGCAATCAGGTCGCTGACGTAGTCAATCAGTTGGTCGGTGCCGGTATGGAGCTGAGCAAGGCGCTGGAGTACGCGCCGGTAGCCGCCAAATTCGTGGTCGGTCAAGGTTCCGAAGGGACCGACACCGCGAAGATGATCAACGCTCTGGGGCAAAACGCCAAGATCACCGACGCCAAGGAAATGCAGCAGGCTCTGGAGGCCATCGCCTACCAAGGGCAGGCGGGCAGTTTCGAAGCCTCCGACATGGCAAAGTGGTTTCCCGAACTGCTGGCCAACATGGGCAGTATCGGTATCACCGGCATGGACGCGGTGACGCAGCTCGGCGCAATGCTCCAAGTCCAGATGAAGACGGCGGGCAGCTCTGACGAGGCGGCCAACAACCTGAAAAACTGGATGGGCAAAATCGGTGCTTCGGATACGGTCGATGCCTACAAAAAGGCCGGTATCGATTACGAAGGCTCGATGCAAACCGGCCTGCAGAAAGGTATGTCCACGCTGGAGTCCAGCATGGCGTTGGCCCAGCAGTACATCCAGAAGACGGACCCGAAAAAGGCCGAAGCAATGGCGGCCGCCACGGCCAAAATCAGCAAGGAAACAGATCCGGCCAAGGCCAAGGCCATGATGGAATCGCTGTCTCAGGCTTTGAAAACCGGCGACATCTTTGCGGACATGCAGGTCAAGGCGGCGCTCACCGCGTACCTGCAGAACAAGCAGCTGTATAACGATCTAAAATCGCAGTCCCGCAACGCGTCGGGTATTCTCGACAAGAACCTGGCCGAGCGCCGGGAAGGCTCGTCGCAGAAGTGGGCCGAGCTGTCGCAGGCGGCCAACGATGCCATGCGCAGCGTGGGCGATGCGATCCGCCCAGCAACCGATGCCGTGGCGCAAGGTTTGACGACCGTCGCCCAAGGCATCACCACCGTCAGTGACAAGATGCCGAACCTGGCTATGGGACTGACGGGTGCTATCGGGGCTCTGCTGGTTGCAAAGTCAGCCTTCGGTACATTCAAAATCGGCAAGGGCCTGATGAATCTTGCCAGAGGGTCGGTCGGCGGCGGAGCCGGGAAGGTCCAGCAGGTTTTTGTGACCAACGCAAAAGCTGCTGGTGTTGGCAGTACCGCAGCGGCCGCGCCTGGTGCTGCAGCCTCTGGGCGCAAAGCGCGTGTCGCTGCGCTACTGGGCGTTGGCCTGACAGTGGCATCCAAAGCCGGTGCGAAGCTGGTCGACAAGGACAAGCCGGATGACGTCAAAGGTGATGATGCCAAGGATGAGGAAGCCAAAGACGCTGATGCAGGCGGTGAGGCCAAAAGGCCTAAAGGGTTGCTCGGGGTTGGGTTCACGGCGTTGGAGGCTTACCGCGAAACGCTGGAGGCTGGTGCCGATTCAGATGGCGGCTCCAATGCTTCTGGCGAAGGGGGCGGCCTGCAGCGCGTCTTCGTGGTGAACGCCTCGGAGATAGGTGCGGGATCGGGTTTGCCGGGCCAGCGCGATACGCCACGTCGAGGACGGCGATCAGCCCGTGCACGTCGTCGTGCAGGCGCTGCGTCTCGTCCGCCCGTCGTTTCACCGCGTCCAACTGGTGAACCGCGTACCAGGACTGTTCCGCCGCGTCCGGTCGGTGAGCCGCGCATCCGCCCGGTACCACCAAGCCAGACCGGTGAGCCGCGCATCCGTCCGATACCACCAATCCCGCCCGGTGAGCCGCGCATCCGTCCGATACCACCAAGCCCGGCCGGTGAATCGCGTATTCGCCCGGTGCCACCGCGTCCGGCCGATGCTCCTCGTATTCGTCCGGCCCCACGTCTGCCCATCCCTGTGCCGCCGCTTCCTGCAGCTGCTGAGCGAAGCATTATGCCTTTGCTGGGCAAGATGGCGGGCAGGGCCAAGGTTTTGCCCGGCGAAGCGGTGATCAGCGCAGGCCTGAAAGCGGTCGAGCTGTATCAGTCGGATGACCCTATCGAGAAAAAACTGGAAGGGGCTACCGAAGTTGCGGGCTCCGCGCTGGGCGGCTGGGGTGGTGCTGCGGCCGGTGCGGCGATTGGCACGATGATTTTGCCGGTCGTGGGCACGGCGATAGGCGCGGCCATTGGCGGTGCCCTGGGGTCTTGGGGCGGCAGTGAGGTCGGGGGCTTATTGGGCAAAGAGCTGTTCAGCAGTCCGGAGAAAGAGAACAAGCCGGTGTCGTTGCTGGCTGCGCCTCCGGTTCCGGTCGCGCTGCCCGGCCCAGTAGTGCCCACGCTGGGTGCGACGGCCAAGGCTTTCGATAACGACCGGGTGCCACTGATGGCTCGGGGACCAGCTGCAGCGCTGGCTCCTACCGGGCCGCTGATGGGGGATGTAGGTCGGGCCATGACGGAAAAGCCTGCAGCGAGTCCTACCGCGCCGATTGTCATCAAGCCCGAGGCACCCAAGATGCCGACACCCAAGTACGAACAGCAGGTTTCGATAAATGCGCCAATAACACTGACCGTTCAAGGTGATGTGAAAGATCCGCAGCAACTGATGCGAGATCTGGAGCCGATGATTCAGCGAGCTATGCGTGACTCGGCGCAGCAGTCGCAACGGTCGAATCTGTTTGATGCTCCGCACGTCGAGTAGGGGGATACATGGCTTACATGGAACAACTGCAGTCGGGTATGAAGTACCTGGTGGCTGCAGGCGAGTCAGGTCGTCGCGATCTGGACGGCATGCTCTCGCCGGTCAATGGCGCGATCAGCGAAATCAGCGGTGCGACTGCCGAGCTTGAGGGCCTGCCCATCGTGGGACCCGCAATCGGTGCCAAGCTTCAACGCGTGATGCGGGGTGTCATCGCAGCCCAGGCGAAGGTCGGGGCTGTCGTATCGACGTACAGTCGTGCCTCAAGGGCGGTAACTCAGATTGACGAGCGCTTGGGAGTGCTCAAAGAGCAGGCAGCAAAAGCCGGGACCGCCATCAACAAGGTGGCTGGCAGTATCAGTCCCGCGCTGGCCAACGTGGTGCCCAGTTCGTCATTTGCCGCGCAGAAAACCCCAGCTGTCGAAGCGGTCAAACCGTTTGAGCATCTGCTGATCTTGCAGCCGCTGAGCGCGAAAGCCGAGCCGTACTACTTCAATCTGGACACCGCTGCGTTCGACGAACTGAGCCGTTCCAGTGAGTTCCGCTGGGCGTCGCAAGAGCGTCTCACGCGTCGGCCGGCACAGCAGAATATCGGTCTGGGTGATGAATCACTGACGCTCAAGGGGGCGGTGTTCCCCAACGTCAAAGGTGGGATCAAACAGCTCGATACGTTGCGTGGCATCGCGGGCCTGGGCGTGCCTCTGGCCCTGACCACAGGGTATGGGGCAGTGCTGGGTAACTGGTGCTTGAAGAAAATTCAAGAAGATCAGAGCGCTCTGATGCAAGGGGGTATCCCTCGCAAGCAGGCGTTCACGCTGGAGTTCACACGCTATGGCGACGATATGCAGAACGTCTGACGGGGATATCCTCGATACCCTTTGTTTCAACCATTACGGCCATTTGAACGGCTCTGTGGAAGCCGTGCTTGATGCCAATCAGGGCCTGGCCGATGAGGCTCAACCCTTCCGGGTGGGGCTAATCATCACTCTGCCGGACCTTCCCGCATCCTCTGATGAAACCGTGATGCTCTGGGGCTGACCTCGGCGTTACGCGTAACGAACCTTTCCTTTTGCCCAGCCCCGCCTATTGCGAGGCTTTCTTTTGGTGTCTGCGCATGAAACCCATTTTCCGGATCGTTGCCGACGGCACCGACATTACGGCGCTCATCAACGACCGATTGATCCAGCTGCGTACCACTGACAAGCCCGACATGGACTCAGACGAATTCGAGCTGCGCATTGATGATCGCGACGGTGCAGTGGCGTTGCCATCGAGGGGCGCCGATGTTGAGGTTTATCTGGGCTATGACGGCCAGAAGCTGACCAAGATCGGTCTGTACACCATTGACGAGATCGAGGCGTCTGGTCCTCCCGACACAATGGTCATCAAAGGCAAGGCCAGCAGCATGCGTGGAAGTGGTAAGACCACGCGCAGCGGTAGCTGGGAGGATGTGCCGTTGTCGAAGATTGTCAGCGACATTGCTGCACGCAATGGCTGGGCTCCTGCCTGCAACGTAGCGACAAAGGTCCCACGGGCTGACCAGCTCAACGAGTCGGATTACCACTTCATCACACGGCTGGCAAAAAAGTACGACTGCACTGCCAAGGTCGCCGACGGCAAGTTGCTCGTCATGCCCAGACAAGAGGGAGTCAGCGCATCCGGGAAAGCGTTTGGCGTTCTGGCCATCACGCGCCAAGACGTCAGCCGATGGCAGTTCAGACTGGGTGATCGTTCGACACACAAAGCCGTGTCGACGAAGCATCAGGACAAGAAGACCGGGAAGCTCCAGATCGTGACCCTCAATAACGACACGGCCCCGGACGGTCTCCCGCCTGTTCATACCGACCGGCATATCTACCCCAACAAATCTGCAGCTGAGCAGGCCGCGAAAGCGCGTCTTGCTGCTTTCAATCGCAGCACTGCAGGCATCCGTCTTGAAATGGTCGGTCGTACTGACCTTTTCGCGGAACGCATGATCAGCGTGCAGGGGTTCAAGGAGGGGCTTGATGGCGAGTACCTGACCGATTCGGTCGAACAGGTATTTACCCAAGCTGGCTGGTCCACCACGGCCGAGTGCAATGGTGGCAACAAGGGCAAGGCAAAAGCCAAAGGCAAAAAGAAAGAGAAAAAACCAGTCAAGGTCGTGCAGCTCTGACCATCACCTCCATCACAAATCACCTCTATTCAGGAGATGTCTGAATGTCGATTACTGTGCAGCAGTTGCTGCAGATCCTCCCCAACGCCAGCTCACGAGCTGGCGTTTTTGTTCCTGTCTTAAACGTTGCGATGAGCAAATACGGCATCGTCACGAAGCTGCGTATCGCGGCCTTCCTGGCGCAGGTGGGCCATGAGTCTGGCCAGCTTCGTCACGTGCGGGAATTAGGCAGTGATGCCTACCTCGAAAAATACGATACCGGGCGGCTCGCCGAACGCCTGGGCAACACGCCAGAGGACGACGGCGACGGTCAGTTATATCGGGGCAGGGGGCTCATTCAAATTACCGGGCGGGCGAACTACGCGGCCTGCGGCGAGGCATTGGGCCTGGATCTCCTACAGCAACCTGAACTCCTCGAGCGTCCGGAGCATGCCGCCATGTCAGCTGCTTGGTTCTGGCACCGTGCTGGGCTCAATACCTTCGCAGATGAAAGCGACTTCCTGACAATTACTAAACGGATCAATGGTGGCACAAACGGCCTTGCCGACCGCCAAGAGCTTTATGGGCGTGCCCTGAAGGTACTGGTCTGATTGAGCTGAAGAGATAACGCAGCAGATTGAAAAAGAGCGACCAGTCGAAATGCGCCAACATCGCGACTGGTCACTGTTCCCGCAGATTACCCCTGCAAGTCCAGCCAAGGCTCCCGCTTCGTGCACAAAGCGGAGCGAGCCTAGCACCTGTTTATATATACAGTAAAGGTCTTGCTATTTATGTCCACACCCATCGTCCCTTGGATGGGCGGCAAACGCCGCCTGGCCGACCGCCTTATCCCGCTTTTCCCACCCCATGAATGCTACGTCGAAGTGTTCGCCGGCGGTGCGGCCCTCTACTTCATGCGCCCCCAGGCCGCCCCCGTTGAAGTCCTAAACGACATCAACGGAGACTTGGTGACGCTGTATCGCGTCGTCCAAAACCACCTTGAAGAGTTCGTCCGCCAGTTCAAATGGGCACTCAGCTCGCGCCAGGTGTTTGAGTGGCAGAAGATGACCCGCCCCGAAACCCTCACCGACATCCAGCGCGCCGCCCGGTTCTTCTACCTGCAGCACCATGCCTTCGCGGGCAAGGTCAGCGGCCAGACGTTCGGGACCGCAACGACGGGACCAGCCATCAACCTGCTGCGGATCGAGGAGAATCTTTCTGCGGCCTGGCAGCGGTTGTCAGGTACGTACGTGGAGAATCTGCCGTGGCTCGAATGTGCCGAGCGCTACGACCGGCCTCACACGTTCCACTACATGGACCCGCCGTACTGGCAGACGGCTGGGTACGGTGTGGATTTTCCGTTTGAGAACTACGAGCGCATGGCGGAGTTCATGCGGCGGTGCAAAGGGAAGGTGATGGTGAGCATCAACGATCACCCTGACATCCGGCGGGTGTTTGAAGGCTTCCATTTTGAAACGGTCGACATTCGCTACAGCACGGCCAACCAGAGACAGGGAAAGGCTGATGTCAGTGGTGAGCTGATTATCATGAATTGGGAGCCTGCTGCGCTGGGAGGGTTATTCTGATTTTTGTCCGAGGCTGGCCACTAGTGACTGCACTTACGGCGAAGGTTAATGTTAGAGTGTGGTTTTGCAAGCAGGTCATGGATGAACATATGGACGAATTTTGCACGCCAGAGTCAAACAACAGCCCCACTTGGACCCTGCTTGATGTAGTCATTTGGAAAGCATGGCCGGAGCGTCTAGGCGGCGGCCCCGGTTATTTGCAACGATTTAAAGATGCTTGGCTGATTCATAATAAATTATATATAAAGGCGGCGGCGGCCAAGTATTCTCTTCCTATTGAATTGTTGGCTGGCGTATGTTGGATTGAGGTTGGCGGCGACCCAAATTTTGTGGACAGGCTTGGCTTTGAAGTTAGAGCTTTTGACCGTTTGGGTAATCGGCCACATCTAATTACTAGCCCCCCACTTAAAACCAGTTTTGGTTGGGTGAGCATCCAGCTTCGCACAGCGGCTGTTACTTTAGGGATGAATCCCGATGAGATGAATATTAGTCAGCTTCGGAGTTTGGCTAACTGTATTGAAACTGATATTTATAATATCGATATTGCGGCAAAGCACCTACGTATGCTTGCTGATTATGATCATTTTTCTACCATTGGAATGGAGGAGGTACGAATTATCGGTGCTCGGTATAATTGGGGTACAAGTCGGTCTTTAGATGAGCTCAAAAAAGATCTGAGTTACGGTAATTTCATCGTCAATTCTTGGTCTCACCTCAAACAGCTTACGATGTGA